AACACTTTTAGTGTTTGGTTCTGAATCAGTATTATACTTAACTGTCTCAGATTCGGGAATTTGTTCTCCACGGGCCTTTCTTTCCAATTTTAAAAGATTGTTTAGCTCTTTTATAAATTGGCTATTATATTTGTCCCCATAAAAATCTTCGAATTTATGATTTTCTGCTTCTTTGTATTCAGAATCGTTTAGTAATGCACCTTCACGTTTTTCAGTGGGTTCTTGGTACATTTCTCCGGGTTCATTTGGATTTCTAACAACTAGATTTTGCTTTCCTATTTTTAATTCACTTGATAAAAATTCAGTGAGTTCAAACGGGGTTGTTGGATAATCTAAAGTAACTTCGAATATACTAACTTCACAATTTTTAACTTGTGGGAAGTCTAATGGCAATGATTGAATCGGAGTTTTTCCGACTTTTTTAAATCCACCGACTGAATATTTTTCTAAACAAGCTTTCATTTTTTTCTCTTGTTCGGAAGAAAAATCCCCAGCAACTTTCACTTTGAAGTTGTACTGTTTTTTATTTTCAGATAAATATTCTTTAAAATTTTTCATAGTAATTTTATTTATTAATTTTTTTCAATTTTTCAAGAAGACTGTTTCGATCTGAAATTACATAACCTTCGGCTTCGATCGGATCTTCATCTTTATTTGAATTCTTTTTATCTATCGCCAGTTTCTTGATTTGAAGGTCTACCATTTTTAGTTTTTTATCTATTTTTGCACTTTTTGCTTGAATAGCAGCATTCATCATTTGTGCGGCAACTTCAAACATTCTTACACTGTATCTTGCTTCAACATTCATTCCAAGATCCATCAATTCTTCGTAAGATTTTTCAGCTTTTTTAGATAAATCGTCTAATTCTTTATCACTTATTTCACCTAAACCTTTAACTATCGGAAGCGCTTTTGATATTTTATCAAATTCTTCCAATTGATTTTGTAAGTCAACAGTAACTATTTCAGTATCTTGTTTTTTAAATTCTGGTATAGTTTCCTCAGATGGAGTTAAATTTAAAACTTCTTCTAATTTTTTAGTCATTTCAATTCTTTCTTACTTCACATATATATCATCAGAACTAATCACTCTAAAATTTATGCCTTTGTTTTTGCACCATTGCCTAGCTGCTGCCCATTTTGCTTGATTTTTTATATATTGAGCTTGGTTATATTCGTTTTTACCAACATTTTCTATAAAAGTTTGATTTTTTGGTTTTATTTCTATTAGTTCTACATGTTTCTTTTGATTTTTATCTATGTAAGATATTAAAAAATCTGGCACATACACAGTTGCTTTTCCAGTTAATGGATCTCTATATGGAATTTGTAATGGTTCACTTGCCCACTCTTGTATTGATGGATTGTTATCACAAAACATCATAAAAGTCATTTCCCAGCTACTTCTGTATAATGGTTTTTTTGTACCAATATACTTTTCTGGATTTCTAATTTTATAAAAATCTTTTGCAAATTTAAAGCTCATCTATTATGCCTTAATATTTCTTAATATTTCATCATTAGTAATAAAACTTTGAGCATATCCCAAAAAGCTAGATTTAACTCTATTATAATTTAATATTTCTGAAACAAGGGCACTAATTTCAACGTTATCTAAACCAGACAGCGTATCCATAATTCTCATTGGATTGTATCCATCTTTTTTAGCTTGAGTTATGATAGTAACTGCAATATTTTTTGCAGCTAATTTATCAAATCCACGTTTTTCAAAAAATCCCTCCATAGCAGAAAGAACTTCTGAACTAATTTCAACAGGAGATTGAAAATATAAATTAAATGCTCTTACAGTGTAATCACTGCTACTTTTAATTTCAGGTTTTGCTGGTAAATTTGTATATGTATTTTGCATAATTATTCAGGACTTGCTAGTTTCTTTAAATTGGCTGTCTGGGTTTTATCAACTGTATTATTTTTAAATAATCCAACTCCAATATTACCTAATGTTCCAAAATTACCATTATTTATAGCTGTTCTAATTCCCTCACCAACACTTCCAGGTTGATTTCCACTGGTTTGTATATCACCTAGAACACCTTTTAGAATACTATATCCTTCTTGCTGTAAACCTGCTTTGGAAAGTTGTTTTACATTTTTAGCCACTTGATTTGCTTGTATAGCTGCGCCTAAAAAGTCTAAAGGAGATTTTGCATTTGCCAATGAACCAAAAACGGAATCAATTCCAGATATAATTCCACCTTGTCCAAATAATGTAGCTGAACCTTTGCCCCCTACACCTAATGGACTTGGGGTACTATCATAATAAAATTTTCCAAAGTTCTCTGGTTTTGAGCTTGAAATTTTATTGTTAGGTTCGGTATTATATAGAACTGTTTCATAGTTAACGGTCATTCTATTTCCCAAAACTTTTGAAGGTTCTGCCTGATCTAAAGGGTCATGTGCCCATTCGCTAACAATAGGATTTACTAATGTGTATTGAGAATAATTGCCTTGATGTAAAACAAATATGTCTATTTTTTTAAAAAAAGGTTCTTTTTGAAAATTAGCCAAACCATAATTGTAATATTTTACATTATATTTGGTATCCATATAAGCTTCTAAATATTCTCTTTGAGTTTTTCCATAATTAGAATCTTTGTAATAATATTGAAAATAACTTTTCCAAAGATTAGTTGTTATATTACTGTTGTCATCATGGAAATCAATAGAAATAGGCTGATATTTTATTTTTGTTTGAACTAAAGTTTTTCTATTGTATTGATTCAGTTCTTCAACTGTTAACAAAAATTTAGGCAAATCTATCTTTTTTACTAATAGTCCTATATTAGGCTTCCCACGTTGTAGCCATTGATCATTTTTTGTTACTGTCGGATTTATTTCAAAAATAACATAATATAAAAAACCAACTTTTGGTGCTCTGGCATAAGTATCTTTAACATACAATCTATCAGCATGTTGAAAGTCTTTTAAATCTGCCCCGCTATCAAAAATACCTGATGCTATACCGCTTAAAAAATTTGTGAATGCATTACTCATAATATTATTTATAAAATAAAAAACCTAGCCGAAGCTAGGTTTTTCTGCTGTACCTTTAAAAAAATTAACCACCCAGTGCTAGTGTTCTTACGGTTCTTCCGATTTCTACACCAATACCGGTTCTCTCTCCTCCTGGACGATTTAATTGAATTGCATTATCGTAAGCAATTGATAAATCAATATCCAATGGATCATTAGATCCATAATCTCCCCCTTGATATGCTGCTTTAACTACATAGCATCCCAATAATTCAAAACTTTCTAGAGCAACTGGTTCAAATGCACCATTTCCACCATCAAGTATTTCAACTCTCATTCTAAACTTATAATCAATACCACTAGCAGCACTTGCTTGTTCATAGAAGTCAAACTGTTTCTGCAATTGCTCACCTACTTTACCAGCAACTGCACCAGTAACATCGTCTCTCAATTTCAAGCTTATATCATCCCATTTATGTTTACCTGCCAACTTTACAGTACTATTATATACTGGTAATTCTATCTGTGAAAAACTAACGGAAGGTCTTCCTACTGTCATAACTTGTTTAGTTAATTCAGTAGCAGGTGTTCCAGCAACACCAAAACTTTCTAAAGTAACTCTAAAGCGATACTTTAGTTTAGGCATTAGCATACCTTGTATGCTACTGTTTTGGTTATTTGCTAACGGTACTGTAAATCTATTCAAACTTGCTATTGGCATTATTATGCTCCATCTTTTATATTATTTATGCTGAAAATATTTTTTTATTTCCCCCATTTTATAATCCAGCTGCTATATCTCCTGTATTTTTAATTCTTAATGGGATGTAAATAAATTCAACTGCCTTAACTGGTTCAATCGCTATATCCATGTATAGTTCAGAACGGTCAATTCTAGCAGGTGTGTTGTTACTCTCATCGCAAACTACAATAAAGTCGTATAATGCTCTTTGACCAACTAATTCAAGCATTAGACTTTCTGCCGCAGCTTTAATCTCTCTTCTTGTTTGTGCATCATTTGGTTCAAATAAGAATGGTTTAGCTAATTTAGCTAATTGACGTCTTAAATACACTACTAAACGTGCGACATTAATTCTATCTAATGCACTTGCATTTCTAGCACGTGTATATTGACCCATATTAACTATACCAACACCGGGCATGGTTGCTATTGGGTTAACTTTAACGGTTGCTAGAACATCACGTAAACTTTCATATAAAGATACTGTTCTAAATTCACCAGTTAACCCATCAATATAACCTACTGATGTTGCATTATCTACTCCACCTCTGCGTGTACCGGCAGGTGCAAACCATTGATAACTCTTACTATCACTATTAACTATAGTTCTTAGCATCATATGACTTGCAGGTACTACTATTCTGTTTCCGGCGTTATCATTTGTAAATCCTGCTGGGTAGAACATTCCCATGTATTCGTCATAAGATACTGCACCATCATCTCCATTGTCAAATGCTAGTGCATTATTATTTCCCCAGTTAGATAGTGCTGTTCCATTTGGTTCTAATCTCATTGGAGTATCACCGACTACAAAGGCGGTTATTCCTCTATCTACATTTAATGAAATTAGATTTTGAATTACTTCTGGGTATCCAGGACATGCTAATAAGTTAAATTCAACAGTATCAGTATCTCTGATAGCAGAATTGGTGTCTATTAGAGATTTTAATTCTCTGACTACAGTAGCACGCTGCGCTTTTCTTCCAAATGTACCGGAACCATCTTCATTATTTGGACTTGCTGAAATCCAACGATCAGTTTCATAATTTTCCATAGATTCACCAGAATCATATGGATAACGTTGATTTAATCCTTCATTTGCAAGAATGTTTATGTGATTCTTTACATAACGTTTTACATTAAATCCACTACGTCTAGTATTCCATAACTTTATACCTCTTGGATATAAAGCAGGATCGGGTGCATCTGGATCAACATAATTACTTGTCAATAAATTTTCTATAGAACTAGCAGTTAGAGTTGCGCCTGATGTTGCCCAACGAGCATCAGCAAATACCCATCCATCTGGACTTGTTTGATCAGTTACATCTTGTAATACCCATGCTTTGTTAATGGCATCATATACATAAATGTCTTTACCATAACGTTCCATATTAGCTGTAGATATCCAAATATCACCATTTACTAGATTTCCACCGTCAGAACGATCACCATCTACCGGTTCTAAAGCCTTAACAAGAGGTCCTTTAGGATCAGTACCACTTGTTTGTGAATAATTTCTATATCCAACCCACTTTGTTCCATCGTGAATCATGATATCAACTTCGTCTACTACGTTGTTATACCATAATGTTCCGTCAGCTGGATCAGTTGTTGGTGCATTATTTTTAGCTTCATAAACTAAAGGTTTCCAGTTAGTTGCAATGTAATCAAATGAACCATCAATTATTGTGTAAAGATTGGCATTAGTTGCTGTAAATATTCCACTTGTAACCCACTGATCGTCAAATTCAATGTCGCCACCTTTTAAATGAGTTACGGTTAATTTGTTTGTTGTATTATTGAATGTTACAGAAACGTTTGTTAAGCTGTTAGCCAATAAAGTTGGCAATCTACTAGCTACACTGGTAGTTGTACTTGCCGCAACTATTGCAGTAACAGTAGATCCCCAGGTCCAATTATTTCCAACCTTGACTGTTTCTCTAATTAAGAATGTAGTTTCTGATGCATTTGTTGCAGTTGTAGCTGCACCAGAAGTAATTGCCATATTACCACTGGCATTTCTTCTCCATAATTTAAATTCTGCATCAAGATCAGTTCCTTGAACAGCAGGATCTGCTTCAACATACAATGATCCAACTGCTATATTAGTACCACCACCAGCCAAATCATAGCCATCAATTGCTTTCAGACTATTAGTATAGATAGGAGCGGGAACAGTTGACCAAGTTTGTGTTGCGCCACTGTAATACTTAACGCTATAATTTGCACCACGGCCTGGAGAAGTTGACTTGATCCATACGCTTCCAGTTACTGCACTGTTACCAGTGCTAGTAGTAAAATCTGGATAAGATGTATGTGGAGCAATTGTAAGTGATTTACCACCATTAAATGTATTTTGAACTGTTACCCATGAGTTACTTGTAGCAGTAGTTTTATACCATAATTGAATTGGAGTACTAGCTACTGCGTATATTAAGTAATCACCTTGTGCACCAAAGCTATCCAATGGAGTTCCACCAGAGGCAGCGGTAGCAACATTATCATCATTAATTATTAATGGAGTTTTTGTAGTAAATTTATTAGTTACTGCATCCCATTCATTAATTCCATATAATGTTGAATCAGTATCAAACCAATAAGTACCTGAAACTGGATCACCAGTAGGTGCAGAACTTGTTGGTTGTAGCTGATCTAAATCAATATCCGCACGAACTACATATGCTCTAGAGCTTACACCTAACAAACTGTATGCTGCTTGAAGTCCATACTCATTAATTTCACTTCCATGAACTGAATTACCAGTAGCATCAGTATAGAAAAATGGTGTACCAAAGGTATCTGTCAAATCTCGTTGACTTGTTATTACATAAACCTTTCCTGCATTTGCAGATGTAGTACCTTGTGCAGTACCAGTAGCTGATGCATTACTTTTATCTTGGGCAGAAGCAACAACGATAAGAGGAACAGTTCCTGGAGCAGCTGGGGTATAAAAACTTTCATCTATAACTTGTACTTCTACGCCTGGTGATGTTAACATAATTTATTCTCCAATAATTTTTATTTGTATTTAGATATCATTTATATCTTTATACGCCACTATCTTACCACTAGTTAAATAATCATTACTGAATTTATTAATTATGCTATTACCATAATATGATTTTTTTCTAATATTTGGTTCACATATTTTACTAAATTTATCCAAGCAACAATCTCCTTAGTGGACTTTTATTATATTTAGCAAGTATAATAAAAAACATAGGCTTAATAACCTAGTCCACCAGAAAATTTTTTTATATTTTTAATACTTGATCTATTTTTTTATACAAATCTGATAATGTTCCATTATTTTCTATAATATGATCTGGAGTAAATGCTGTCCATTCCCATTCTGATAAATGAATTTTATACGTTCTCATTTTTGCTTTTGCAATAGCTGATCCAACAACATGATCCCCAGCATTTGCTAATACAGCATCTTCAAACCATACTGGATCATCGCCTCTTTTTATTCTAATTATAGTTGCACCAATACTTTTTAAACTTTTATATTCATTTTTAAATCTTACATCACTGATAACGTAATTATAATCAGTATTTTGTAATTTTTTTTCTAGACTTGCAACCCAAATATCATTATGAAATGTCCCACGACATACTTCCGTTGCAAAATTTTGCATTACCCATCGTGGAGTGAGATGAGGAATATTTAATCTTTTAGACCACCACGGATCTACTGTTTCTCTCCATATCCTAGATTCTTCTGTTTTACCTTCTATCAATTCTCTATCCCAACCAAAAATGCTAACCAAAGCGTTTTTTAGGGAATTTGCATAACTTTCTTCTTTAAAAGAATATTTTTGTGTTAGATATTGAGCAGCAGAATTTTTTCCAGAATTTATAAATCCAACAAAACCAACAATCATAGATTCTCCTTGAGACTATGATTATACTACATCACTCATGAATTTTCAATATTGTCAACCTGTAACCCAAGTCAATGGCATATCACCTGTTTTATAATTAACTAAATCAGTTTCTAATGCTTCCAATTCAGCTTTACCTTCTGTTTTTAATGCTGCGCCATTTAAAGTAGTAGATCCCTGTGGACTAGCGATTGATCCAAATTTTTCTCTAGCTTCACCTAAAATAATTTTTACTGTAGCAAGTGCATAATCTTTTAACCATTGCCCAGCGTATGGGTCCTGCAATAATATAAAATCTGGTTTATAGTTGTATTGCCAAACTAGTAACTCTTCTTCTGTACGGGGACGTTGCATTATAGTTAGCAATTTTGTTGTTCTATTGAATACAAAATTTATATCAGAGCCAAACATTTTACCAACTTGTTTTTGATAGCTGGCAAAAGCGTAATAAGTTGCTAATCCACCCATATTTGTTGAAGTTAACAAATATGTATTTGAATATGCTAAATTAAATGGTTCAAAAACGGTACCACCATCACCACCACCGGATCTACTGCCGATGGATCTGCGGAATAATTGCCTAACTTCCATTACTTCTTTAGGCAAAATATATTCATTAGTATCAACTTGTAGTGTTAAGAATGCATAACTTTCTTCAACAGCATTACTACTTCGTTGACGATATTTTGCTAAAGATTTATCAATAGCAGTATTATAATGTTTTGAATCCAATTCAACATCTACTATGCCTTCAGCAAGCATAGTAGATATATAATCTATAACTTTTTGACGTTCTTGATCATTTTCATTCATGAATATATTTATGCTAAATATTATACTATGTCGAATCTATTTACTTTCTCTCAAAACAAGTACACAAAATGGTATTTTAATATTATCATTAAAGCAAAAAACAGAGAAATTTTTGATTACACAGAAAATCATCATATTATACCAAAATGTTTAGGAGGAAATAATAAAAAAGAAAACTTAGTCAAACTAACATCACGTGAACATTTTATATGCCATTGGCTTCTCACTAAAATGGTTGAAAATAAAAAACACAAGTTCCAATTGTGGAATGCTTTTAGTTGTATGTTATACAGAAACAATAAGTTTCAAAAACGATATAAAATAACATCGAGGAAATTTGAAAATATAAAAAAAGAAGGATCAAAAATTAAAAGCTTAAAATTTTCAGGAAAAAATAATCCTATGTATGGCTTAAAAGGAAATTTACACCCAGCTTATGGAAAAAAATGGACTGAAGAGATGAAAATAAATGGTTCAAATGCTCACAAAGGATTAGTAAGAAGTTTAGAATCGAGACTAAAACAATCAGAAAAAACTAAAGGAAGAAAACAAACTGTTGAACATATTGCTAAAAGAATTCACAAAGGTAGAGTAGTTTCTGAAGAAACTAAAGAAAAAATTCGTAAATCTATTTTAAATATGCCATTACATACTTGCGAAAATTGCGGACTTGCAACATCGATTAGCAATTATAAAAGATGGCATGGTGAAAATTGTAAAAAAAGAGGAGAAGTAAAATTACTCGTTTAAGTTTGTATAAACCAGAAAAAAGCAATGATTTTAGATTTCTAGACAGAATAATAAATGAACAATTTCAAGTTGGCGGAACTGATGTTGTCATTTACAAATACTTAGGTCCTGTTAATCCCGAAGAAGGTGAAGCAAATCCTTCATTGCCGAATAATACAAATTCTATTCCAGAATTAGGAATTCAAGATTTAATTTTTATGGAAAATAGAGACAGACATTATGATTCAGATGTTTATACCACACGTGCAATTTATACAATGCAAGATCTTGACTTTAATTTAAGTCAATTTGGATTATTCTTACAGAATGATAATATATTGATTAATTTTCATTTAAAAAATACAATAGATGTATTAGGTAGAAAATTAATGGCAGGTGATGTATTAGAATTACCACATCTTAAAGATGAATATGCATTAGATGACAAATTAGTTGCGTTAAAGAGATTTTATGTTGTTCAAAGTGTCACCAGACCAGCTAGTGGATTTAGTCAAACTTGGTATCCACATTTATTAAGAGCAAAATGTGCACCGTTAGTAGATAGTCAAGAATTTAAAGAAATATTGGACAGTGATTCTGGAAATGGCGATGATACATCATTAAGAGACTTGATATCTACCTATAAACAAAGTATAGAGATTAATAATCAAATTGTAGAACAAGCAGAATTAGATGCACCATTGAGTGGATACGAAACTAAGCACTTATATGTTCTAAGTATGGATAATAATGGATTTATAGATGTAGCAGATGCATCAGAAACTGATATAGATGTCAGCTCTATAAATGTAGATGCAAGTTATGTATTACAAACACCGTCTAGAAATTTATATGTTGGTTATTTAACTGGCGATGGCGTTCCACCAAATGGTGCACGATATGGATATGGAATAGAATTTCCTAATAGTCCAGTAAAAGGAGAATTTTATTTAAGAACAGATCACTTACCAAACAGATTATATAGATATGACGGCACTAAGTGGATTAAATTTGAAGACAATGTTAGAATGACACTTAATAATTTTGGTGAAGAAGACCTAGTTGGTATAAATTCTGGCAAAGATAAGAGATTAACACAAAAAACAAGTTTCATTAATAATAATAATACAGCAACAATTGCTGGTTCAGTTGTAAAAGAAAAACAAGCATTAAGTAAGGCATTAAGACCTAAAGCTGATGTTTAAGGAGATATAAGTGGATTGGTTTTATGATGCACAAGTAAGAAGGTATCTAACTCAATTTATTAGAGTTATGAGCAATTTTGGTTATAAAGATGCTAAAGGTAATGTAACAAAAGTTCCAGTTAGATATGGGGATTTATCTTTACAAGTTGCAAGTGTGCTTAATAAAAATAGTGAAAATATTGTAGCATCTGCACCATTTATTGCTTGTTATATAAAAGATTTGCAGTTTGATAGACCAAGAATGCAAGATCCAACATTTGTTAGCAAGATCAATATAAGAGAGCGTGAACTAAATGAAGCAGGGGATGCATATTTAAATACACAGGGTGCGAATTATACTGTAGAAAGAATAATGCCTACACCATATACTATAACATTTAATGCAGACATATGGACTACCAATATTGATCAAAAACTACAATTATGGGAACAAATAGTAGTTTTATTTAATCCTAGTTTAGAAATTCAGACTACTGATAATTATATTGACTGGACAAGTTTGAGTTATATAGAATTAACAAGTCAAACATGGTCAAGTAGAAGTATTCCACAAGGAACAGAACAAAATATTGATATTTTGTCTTTAACTTTTACTGCACCGATATGGATAACACCTCCAGCAAAAGTAAAAAAACTTGGTATAATTACAAAAATTATTTCTAATGCTACTATACTTGGAAATTCTGAAATAAAAAATAATTATTCGGATACTACACAGGAAATAATATTTGATGAGGTGGATTCCAGAGTTATTGTAACACCAGGAAATTTTGATTTATTAGTTTTAGATAATGTCGCAACTCTTATTAAGCCAAGCAAAGAACTTAATGATATTGATATCACTTTACCAGAAAATAAAGTTTCATGGTTAAAATTATTAGATATGTATTCTGGTAAATTTAAACCAGGATTAAGTCAACTCCGATTACAAAAATCTAATAATTCTGAAATTATATCATATATAACATTAAATCCCAATGATGAAACACAAATGATGTTAAGTGTGGACACCGATACGGTACCAACTAATACCATTATATCAGGAAGAGGTACTATTGATGCAATAATTAATCCACAAACATATAATCCTACTAGCAAATCGGTGGGAACTAGATATTTAATATTAGAAAATTTAAATATAAATGATAAATTTGATGAGGTTGATTATGATGGCCCCGATGCTTGGAAAAATTCAGACAATTCAGATTTTCAGGCATATGCTAATGATATAATTGAATGGGATGGCACTAATTGGAATGTTATTTTTAATTCAACTACCACAGATACCGTTACTTATATAACAAATTCATTTACTGGTATTCAATATAAATGGGAAAATGAAGTTTGGAGTAAAAGTTATGAAGGAATATACGATAAAAGTTTATGGCGACTGATACTTTAAATAAAATACTATGTAGTGGTGGCCTATTTTTATCTAAGGACACAAAAAGATTTTTATTTTTACAAAGATCTTTTGGAAAAACTGCAAACACGTGGAGTTTAGTAGGTGGCAAAAAAGAAAAAAGTGACGAAACTCTTATTGACACACTAAACAGAGAAATCATTGAAGAAATAGGGATACAACCAAAAATAAAAAAAATTATACCCCTTGAGATTTTTATATCAAATGATTTAAATTTTCAATACAATACATATGTATTAATAGTAGATAAAGAATTTGTACCAATTCTTAATCACGAACATAATGGTTATTGTTGGTGCAACTTTGGAAAATGGCCGAAACCGTTACACCAAAATTTAAAAATGATGCTATCTAATAAAAATAACATCATTAAAATAAACACTATTATAGAAATATTTTAAATTTTTAGCAAATGTGGTAGTCTTGGACCATCTTTAACTGCGACCAACCAAGCTGAAACTACACAAACATTTAAGCTTTTTAACCATTCATTTGGAAACCATGTTTGACATCTAAAACTTTGAAATCTAATGTCTTTATTTCTAATAAAATTAGCTAGATATCCGTCAGTGTAATATAAGAAACTATTTTCATTCCAATAACTTACATGTGTTGGATCTTGGAAAGCACCTCTACCATCTGTACTTGGAACTTCTATAAATGCCCATCCACCATGTGCTAGGACTCTATGAATTTCACGCATTGAAAAAATAGGATCTTTTAGGTGTTCTAATACATGACTCGCATTAATGACACCAACACTATTATCAGGTAGTGGAATGCCGTTATTTAAATCATAATTTATCATGGCCTCTTCCTTATCAATGGTAAGATAATTAGGCAAAGGATTTAACCCACCCCCGATATCAACTAGTAGCAACTTTTTATCATTTGCATCTTTTTCTGCTAGTTTCATAGCATACTTACCAAAAAGTTCTTGTGTCTTTATTTGAATAGCTTCATTTCTTTCTAACCAGGTATTTTCTCCGGTAATTCTATAGATATAAAGTACTTCTGGAATCCTATGCATTTTGGTATGTAAGTACGTTCGTATACACAATTCGTGATCATCACATATAGAAAGTTCTGCATTATGCCCACCAATTTCATGATAAACAGATTTTCTCCATGATCTTACATGGTCAGGCGCATACCATATATAAGCTAAAGAATGACTGGTCGGTTCAAAAGAATTCATTGAAAATAATTCTTTACCTTTCCAATTAAATTTAGTATGAGACCATCCATATAGTGCGTTGAATGGTACAAATTCATCTTTCATATGTAGTATAGCGTTGTCGCTATAAACAAATCCTATTTCAGTATTTTGAAATGCTTGATTCAACTTTTCCAAACATGTATCAATTAGTATATCATCATGATCAGCTTCTACTAAAATGTCACCAGTACCAGCAAAAAATGCTTTATTCTTCAAATATCCAATATTTGAATTATCTGTTTCTTCTTTTAGGATTATAATTTTTTCATTTTTCAAGAATTCTGTAGGTAATTGATCTTTAGTCATTTTACCATTGAGGTATAAAATCCATTCCCAATTTTCATATGTTTGAGAACAAATACTCTCATATAATTCCATTAAAAATGGAAGATTTTTTACATTATGTTCCGGTGTTATTATACTAAATTTATAGTTCATTATTCAATTCTTTCAAATGTTGTGTAGACGAATTTAAAATTTCTTCATATGGTGGATTAATTTCATGCATATAATGATTTAACCAACTTGTATAAAAATTATAAGCTTTTGGCTTACCACTGCCAATCCAAAGTTCACATAAGTATGGTTGCCATTCTACATCTTGATAAAAATATGTTGGATCTAATTTTCTTAGATAATTAGTATTCGCCCACCAAAAAAATCCTTGATAATGTGGGGCTTCAAATTGTATAGTTTCTTCCTTATATGTAGCAAAGGGTATATATTCCGTACCGACACAATCATAATGATCTAATAAATCAACACATTGTTTCCAATTTTTTATTAGCAGTGTTTCCATGTAATCTTTCCATTTTAATTTATATTTTAAAACAGTTGGATCTGACCTAGAAACACCTAATGAATGGAAAAATAATACTTTATAATCAGGATTTGCTTGTGCAAAACACCATATTCGTTGTTGAATGTAGTTGTATGCACGATACAATTTTCTATGATAACTTCTTTCTTCCTCTATATCCCCCAAATATGTTAAATTATTGACTTTTGAGGGTAATGCTGACAAAGGTTGATCACCTTTTACAAAAATTTCTATAAATTTTATTTCATCATGCAACCCAGTATTATATAGAAGAGACATTTGATTGTCAAAGAAGTCTTCTTTCCATCTCGGGCTATATTGCCCGATCATATAAAATACAGCAATTTTACTCATTTTAGTCAAAGAAAAATAAATGAATTAATCTACCATTTTCACTACTATTACCGAAATACGATCCAGCAGAATGTATACAGCGTGCATCCATTATAACTAATCTATTGTAGATATTACCAGCATTATCAACTATATCGAATTTAGTACTGTCATAAAATCCACCAGAAAATGCAGTATCAATACTAGATTCATCTGCATGTCTAGCACCAGAAATTTTAGATCTATGCAATCTAGTACCACTTTCTAGTGGTGCATCAGGGCTTAAATATATCATACCTGCCCATTTTTGAACATCATGGTGATATACTTGAGGATCTTCAGCAGTTGTTATTTGGAAACATCCATTAAATGCATGTTCATCCCAAACCTGTATTTTTTCACCAATTATTTTTTCAAATGCTTCCTTAATTGAAGGTGGCCTAAAAGTTAAAGTACTTCTAAGTCCTTTATACCATCTTAAATCTTGTTTAAATTCTAGTGATAATGCAAATTTTCTAATATCATCTACATTTTCATAAAAATTATCTACTACAAATAGTCTTTTTTTCATGTTTTGGTTTATCCTAATGTTATATAAATTGGTTTCTATTGGCTTTTTCTCTTCAATTATGTTTAATTTTTCTCTTGCATATTGATTTAATTCTTTTATTTTAGGACCAGTATCATAATATGCATAAGTTTCTATAATAAAATTGTATAAAGGAAACGGATTTTTTCTATCTGATTTTAACATGAATTCAGTAATATCAAATAATTCCTTAAACATATTTTCACTATAGTAAATTTCTGCTAACCTCATATAATGCTCATTTCTTGGAGGAGAAAAATCGGATGCATCTAACAGAGACTTAATGGCAGCAGGTGTATCATTTAAAAATCTATAAACTAAACCAATGCACATTAATGCATAGTATGCCATTTCATCTATTCTTTCAGGCTTTCCTGTTTCTTCATATGTTTTATGCGCATGATTTATCCACTCTTTAAAATAAAATATTGTTCTTCTAGCAAATTCTTCAGAATGTTTTCTTTTTAATGGATAAAAATCACTTCTAAATGAGTCATAATAGCTTTTTCCTATGTACCAAAAATGATAATAGTCAGTAAGCATCGTTTCTTCACGAATTAATTTTTCTTCTAATTTTAGAGAATCTGTTATGTATTTTGTTTTTACACCATAACTTTGCCCATCAGTATATCCGATTTGTCTGAAACCATATGGTAAATTTACACATTGAAAGTTTTCTTTAATTCCTTCAATATCCATATATACAGTTTCGTGGGCAGTATCATGATTAAATCTCCAAGGAAATTTAGAGTTATACATCCAAGCCCGATGATAAAGACAATTATCAGCTACTGCGGGAACATGAAAAGCTTGAATTGATGTATCATCAAAAACACGCCAATCTAAATCATCATCAACAACCAAAACTTCATCACAGTCCATTTTTAAAATCCAATCACATCCGTGATTAGTTTTTTGAACAGTTTGAACTAAATGATCCCTATTCCATCCAAATCCAACCCATCCTTCTTCAACTTTATATACAAAACCAGGAATATTTTTATCTTTGAAAAAATTTGCTACAACCTCAGGAGTCCCATCAGTTGAACCATTATCTTGTAATACATAATAATCAATATACTTGTAACATGATTCTAACATTCTGCCAATAGTTTTAGCTTCATTTCTAAACATTGACATCATTACAATTTTTGTTTTTTTATTTTTCATAATTAACGTGATCTCTTTCTTATTAATTCTTCAATTGATGGATTACCCATTTGGTCTTTACTTGGAGAATATAAAGCTCGATATCTAACTTCAGTATCTTCTGCCAAATTTGTCAAGTAATACATTGCAATACTTTTTCTATATACATTATTCGGGCATTTAATTTCTTCCGCAAATCCATGCCAAGAATTCTGGGTAGTATCAAAAATAACTGCTCTATTAAATTTATTTTCTATTGTTTTTGATAATTTTAAAGGCTGATTAGTTATTGGATTATGTTCCCATAGTTCTAAATTACCGCCCCATGCTGGATTCCAATCAGGTGTAAGATATAAAATTAAATTTAATTTTCGTTGTAATTTTAACTTAGGATGGATTGAATAATCCAAATGAACATTTAGTTTACCACCAGCAGAATGCATATGCCATCCTGCGCCATGTAATCCATGATCGGGATATAATTTTGCTATATTAAAGTCTGTTTTTAAAGAATTTATAAAAATATCAGAATTTAAGTAGTGAAAAAAATTATATGTTGTTGAAGGAAACATACCCCAATTATTATTGGCTTTTTTATTTTCTAATGGATTATCGTAATAATACCATTTTTCATCTTTATAATCTGGGAATTCATTTGATAATTCAAGTGCTAATTCCTCATTTAAAAAATTATCAATAACTATATGAGGAAATGGTGTTTTAAACATTATACAAGGCCCATACTTTTTCTAATATCTGTTGCCGATATTTTTTCTATTTCTTCAGTTAATTCTATTTTTTCTATATTATATCCAACATCTCTACCATAAACGATATTAGTTATATTAGGTACCAATATTATATCATATTGACCTTGATAAAGTAAATCTAAATCACGTTTAATAAAATTTTTTATCTGATTAAAATCAAATGGATTACTGCCATTCCATCCTTTACAATCCCTAACTTGTATAATAACTTGTCCAGTCTTTGATAAAGCTTTTTCAAAAAGAGCACGATGTCCAGCATGCCATGGTTGATACCTACCTAACATCAAAGTAGATTCTTTTTTATAATCAAAAATGGGTCTTTTTTTATTAAAAAGTATACTATCCCCAACAAATTTTACCCATTTATCTGCATTTTTTTCATTTATTCTAAAATCATAAACTTCTGGTTGAACAAATAATTTATTAGTATCTTCATATATACTTTCATTAACAGTATCCATCCATATTGTCCAATCGGCTTTAAAATTAGAGCGCATTTCTGGTAACGGTGCAACAAAGTCGCATATAACAAAATCACCAGAACATTTTAAAGCAAATTCTGCCATACGTAAACTTTGTCTAATTCTACCTTCATTAGAAAAGTCCCAATCATTAAATTTTTTTCTAATTTCATCGGCATTAAACCAGTCTACTTTAGATTTATAATGTATAGGAGGTAATTCATACTGACCCATACGATATGCGGGCATTGAATCATAACTGGAATTTTCTTCTAAATATTTTTTTAACTTTTCAGAGAAGTATGTTTTACCAGATCCTGGCAATCCCATTACAAGAATTTTTATAGTCATAACACGTATTATACAGCAATTTAAAATTATTGTAAATAGGTATTATATTTTTATTTTATATAAATTTATAAATTAAGTTAATATTGATTTCCAGATACATCAGTCCTATTATCAGCTAAATCACCCACATCAGTTGCAGTTATGAATCTAGTAGTAAATGGAAACTTATCAATAGTATTAATATTATTAGCTGGAGTGGGAGCCGGGGGAGTTAATGTTCCACCAGAAGTATACCCTTCAGTTGTAGAATTTTGAGAACCAGCCCTATCTCTTGATTGACTTAAATATCCAATACCAGAAGCGGTAGTAAATGGTGTACTAAAAGGGAAACGCTCTATTGTATTTATTCTAGTACTAGGCGTAAATATTGATCCACCCGCAGAAAATCCATACAATTTTGAAGAATGTGAAGTGTGAAAATATTTACTTTGGGCTAAATCTCCGATGTCAGATACTGAAACTGGAGTGCTGAAAGGAAATTTTTCAATTACATTAGTCTGAGATGGCAAATTGCCACCAGAATTATAGCCTTCTGTTGCAGAAGAATGACCGCTTAATCTATTTTTAGCTTGTGTTAGATCACCTACATCAGAAGCAGTTGTAAATGGTGTACTAAATGGAAATTTATCTATTGTATTAGAAAATGGAGGGGCAAATCCACCAGAAGTATACCCTTCAGTTGAAGAAGACTGTCCGCTAGCTTCACTTCTAGATTGCGATAAATCACCGGCATCAGTTGCTGTTGCAAATGGAGTACTAAATGGAAAACTATCAATACTATTTATTGGAGTTACTGGAGGCACAGTTCCTCCAGAAAAATAACCATTACTTGAAGAACTTTGCGGAGCAAGTGTAAATCTTACAGAAGATAAATCACCAACATCAGTTATAGCAAAAGGTGAACTAAATGGAAATTTGTCAATAGTATTAGTATAAGGCGGAACTAATCCACCAGCATTATATCCTTCTATTTGACCCATTACATTAGGGTGCAAATCAGTAAATGCATTAGCATATAAAGTGCCAGTATTAGTTAAAGAAATACCAGTATCACTTATTTCTAATGAATAAGTACCAAAATTTATTGAACTTCCAGATATCGTTATTGTCATTATAATGAATTATATAGTGTTATTATTGGACGATATGTAGTGGTCGTAGGAGCTGCGGTTATCAGCGTATAGCTACCTGCTGAGTCCGTGCGGGCACTTCTTGAGTTTCCAGGGGTATTACCTCGAACTGCACCTGATGGGCTATATGTAGGACTAATTTGAGAACTAGCAAAACCGATAGCAAGATTACTAGTTCCATCCCAAGTAAAAGCAATATCTAAAGTAATAATATTTTCTGTATTTACTGTAAAAGTTGGAGAATTGGTAGCTGCACGAACAGTAGTCCATCCACTTGTCAAATCTGATCCAACAGCAGAAGCAGTGTTTTGCATCCCAATGGTCCATCCTGGTATAGGTTGATATACTGGAACACTAGTTACATAAAAAGATATTCTATATATAGTATCTGAAGATGTCCATCCAGCAGTATTTAATTCTGCCGCAGTATATATTGTCTTAAACAAAAGACGTCTATAGTAAATATTTATTGGACCGACTGTTGTTGTTGGTGCAGTATAATTAAAAGTCAACAATGGTGCAGTAGGAGTATTACTTCCTGGGGGAGGAGGAGGAGGTGGTGGTGGAGGTGGTGGAGGCGGTGGTGGAGGTGGTGGAGGCGAAGGGGTAGGAGTGGGAGTAGGCGCTGAACCGACAGTTAAAATTGCAGGCGGAAAATATCCTTGAATTTCACCATCAAATGTTAAACCTGTAGGAGTTTCACTTAATGCGTATTCACCAAATAATATACTATTTTGTGTTATTTTAATTGCCATAATTTATCCTTGAACTCCAACTATTCCACCCACAGATACCGTTATGTCACCAATATCAACAGCTGTGACAAATGGAGTAGTAAAAGGAAATTTATCTATGATATTATAATATGCTGGTATCGGAGGTGTTCTTCCACCGGAGTTATACCCATCAGTTGCAGAAGAATTACCACCAGGATATTCTCTAGATATTACTAAGTCTCCAATATCAGTAGCAGTCGTAAACGGAGTACTGAATGGAAAACTTTGAATTATATTAGTAGGTGAACCAGAATTTCCACCAGCAGTATATCCGCTATCGGGCGATGAATGACCGGAAGTAGCCTGTATAGTTGATGTCAAATCTCCTATATCAGTAATTGTATATGGTGAACTAAATGGAAATTTTTCGATGCTGTTAAGTCTTCCAACTGGAGGGTTATTACCACCTGAAACATATCCATCAGTTGAAGAAGAATGTGCTGCATGTGCAATTCGGTTACTTGAAAGATTTATTACAGGTGTAGCAGTTGCAAATGGTGTACTAAATGGATATCGATCAGTAGAATTTAAATACAGAAAAGAAGGATTTGATTGCCCCCCTGACACATATCCATGTAAAGATGAAGAATTACCTCCACCCGCATTAGCTCTAACAACTGATAAATCACCTATATCAGTTGCTGTTATAAAGGGTGTACTAAATGGAAAATTATCAATAGTATTTATTGCAGTTGGTGTAAATCCACCAGCAGAATACCCATTAGTAGATGAGTATGCCCCTGCAGCAATAGACTTAGCTTGAGATAAATCTCCAGAATCAGTTGCAATTGTAAATGGGGTAGAGAATGGAAAACTATTAATAGTATTAACTGGAGTCCCAGTAGTACCCCCGAGTGTATATGCTGTAGAGGCTGTTATACCAAATGAATTCGCATCTAAATTACCATCAATAGAAAAACCAGTTGGTGTTTCCAATAATGTGTAATCACCTATTACAATTTTATCTGAATAGATAGTTATAGCCATTAAATATCATCCAATACTTCTTTCAACTTTCTAAATGCATCATAATCTTCGAACTTGAGCTTTCTTAAAAACTCAATAAGTTCAATTAAATCCATTTCTTTTAATTTATTAGCAATCAATAATTCCATAAATTAACTTCCAGTATGAGTTTGTGTAAATTTATCATACCATTCATTTGCAATATCAATAACTTGTTCATTAGTCATTGGAGTTGGTTCAGCTTCAGGTGATTGGCTTTCTGCCATTAATGGATTTACATTATGCATACTTAATAATCTATTGGCAAACTCTTCTTTTGATAAAATTATAAGAGTATCAGGAACATAGTAATCACGGACATCATCTATCCACCCTACCATCGTAAAATCAACAGGATTCCACCAATGACCACCATCTATAATAAATGGTGGTACAATTTTGTGACCTTGTTCATTTCTATGAAGCAAATATTCTACAATTGCCATTAACTTTCTCCGTCATTATTTTTTAGTTTAGCAACCTTATTTATGTAAGAATACTGTTCCGGTGAATCTTGCGTAAATCCTTGTAAATTCATTCGGATTACATCTATTTTATGTTCATCAATTAACTCATCAGTTAATTTATTTATAAAGTTGTATAACTCATCAATGCCCCAGGTTTCTTGCTTTTCTTCTTGAGCCACATACGATCTTAGTATTTTTTGTAATTTCATTGGATTTACACCAATTTGTTCCATTAATTCTTGTTCACCTTTAGTAATAGAACCAGTCATTCTTACATCTCGTATTGATTGTGCTAATGCACGACGTAAATGGTTTTTACTTTCTGCTTTTTCTAAATCAGCTTCTGAAAAATTAGATATTCTTGCAGTTAATTGTTCATACAATTCATTAAGAGCAAGAACATCTTTCATTGCACCTTCTATATAAGTCATCCCTTCGGACAAACCTTCTTTTAATTTAGCAATTTTTATGTTTATTTCAACTTCTCTCCAATAATCAATTGTGTTATCTTCTTTACCTCTACGTAATTCATCTTCTAATTTTTTTAATTTTAGCTCAGATTCTACATGTCTCCATTTAGCTTCATTTAGAGCATTCTTTTTACCGGCTAATTCAGCAGAAATCTGTCTCATATTATCAAAGGGAGACACATTATCCATATTAATGTGTTTCCATGACCATTGTGTATGACTATGGTTCCATATTTTTTGGAGTTCGGTGCATACCACCATAGCTTGATCAACTTTAACTGCATTTTCAGCTAAAGAATTTCCACCAAAACTTGCAATATTACCAACAGTTCCTCTTCCAAAAACATAACTCATTGGAACTTTTAACTGTTGATTGACAGTTAAGTCTCTACGTATTTCTTCAAATATAGCAACTTCGTTTTTATTATTTTCACTCATTTTATCTAAATCTCCTTGAACCATGAACCCAAATTACTAAAGAAAATCTTTTTCCTTTAGTTATAGGTGTGACTTTATGAACCATATAACTTGGAAATAAGTGTACTGATCCTCTTTCTTTATTAGCGATTATTTCATTACCAAAGTTATTAACTACCAGTTCACAACCTTCATAATCTGATGGATCACTTATTTGAGCAACATATGATATTTTTCGAGTAGCAGGGTCACCATTACCTGCATCTACATGCCAATTATAGTGACCTGGATATTTCTTATCATTTGTATTATATTCAATCAACTGTAAATTATGTATAATTCCAGAAATTTCAAAATCAAAATGAATCTTATTTGCAATTACAATTGATTTTAAAACTTTTTCGTATATCCATCTATTTTCTGAATCATTTAATAAATCATAAATTATAGCGCTACGTATATTTTGTTGAACTGCACTATTATCAATGCTTCCACCAACTGATGCTTGATTTCCATATACAGATTTAGTTAAAGCAATTAATGCATCACATTCTTCATTAGTAAATTTTAAATCTCTAAAGTTTGAATTATCAAAACATAAGTATCCAGGAAAAGAATCATCATTATTTGGAATAATAATAGAGTTAAATACAGGTTTTTTTACATTAATAGGTTTTTTATTATTTTCATCAATATTATCATTAAACGCAACCTCTTTAACTTCTCCCAACGATACTTTTTTAGGTGTCACTGTATTGACATTTGCATGTTTTTGTGTACCAAAATTATTTCTGCCATCCATATAATGATTTTTATAAGGACCATTAGCATCTACATAATGAAAAAATACTTGAACATGCCACTTTCCTTTAAACTCTTCTCTCCAATGAAGTAATTCACACCCTTTATATACCATCATATCACCCTTATTTAAGGTGATAGCAGTTTGTTTGTTTTCGTCTGCAAAAATAGGCCAAATAGGTTTTTTATCAAATCCTAAAGTAAGAGTGGCGCTTATTTCACAAGCCGGTCTATCTTTATGCTTTTTTAATATTTCACCCGGTCGATAAATTCTACTATAAGTATAAGTTGGTAGTAATTTTTTACCTATATGTTTTCCGATAGGTTCAGCAAAATCTTGTAAAAATTTATCAAAAACTGGAGATCCATAGATAGAATCACTTAATGGACATTGATCATCCTTTGTTAATTCCCTTTTTTCAAATAACTCAAACATATATGACGTTAAATCATCACATAATTTTTCACTTAATGCTCCAGTAAGAACGACGTAACCATTTTTTTCAAAATATTTTATTGTTTCCATATTATTTTATGCTACAAAGGCAACCTTTCTATATTTATTTTCCAATGTTTCTCGATTACATTTTTCAAGTGTTGCCTTTTATGATGTATTGGCAACCATGAATTGTGACAGATATAGTCTTCTATAACACCTATTTTAAACTTTTCGTCTAAAATACTAAAAATTTCTTGAAAGCTTTTTACTTTCAGTCCATATTTTGCTATATTTCTACTTATTAAGTAATCAAAAACTATATGGGTATTATCAACTTTTCTACCATCAAACTCATGTAACAGAGGTGTTGTATTACTAAGAGCAGTTTCCAAATCAATATCAGTAGGAAGTTTCCAAAAATCTCTGCACCAATCAGAAGTAATCGTAAAAAATCCAGGAGCAGATATAAATCTACCATCTCTATTGAAATAATGATCAGATTTAAATCTTTTTGACAACAAATCCCATCTACTAATTAAAGTAAAATCTTTAGAAATATTTTGAGTTAAATCTGGCATGTCTGGATGCATCAGTAAATCAGCATCTAGTTGAATTATCCAATCATAATTTTTTGAAATATCATAAATCTGAAATCTTTCTAATTGTAAAGGTAATTTTTCAAATTTTCTTTCATCAATTATTAAGAAATCTGCTCCAATTTTTTTGGCATGAAATTTCATTAATGGGAACGTAAGATTTGTTATTTCTGGTTCCCAGTTATTCATACACATTGTTACTATAAGTTTTTTCATATAAAATTTGTATTAAAACTTATACTAATACGCTCTTCATCCGATATATTTGGTTCAACATAATGTTCCAACCATGATGGAAATAAAATACATGCCAATTTAATAGGCTCAACGCCATAATTATTGACTCTAATAAAGTTTCCATCTGAACGAATCGCTGGATTTACTAAAATTAATCTGCCACAATTTTTTGGTATTTTTAAATAAAAAACTCCAGATATAACTCCAGAATGGATATGGTGATGATTATATGAATTTTTATAATTAATATTGGCCCACATTTCCGTTATTCCAATTTTAGGAGAATTTGGTTTTATTTCATTCAAAGAATTGTTACATATAGAATTCACATGCTTAACAAATTCTGCAAATACAGGCAGTTTATGTAATTCATCAGATGATTGCCACCCATATTGATTACTTTTTTTGACTGTTTCAGTTGTTTTACTTAACTGTATTATTTTTTCAATATAATTTTCCGAATGATATTTTTCATTATTAAAAATATAACCCCATATAGGGACTGAAAATATGTTATGTATATTTGAGTTCATCTGGATAAAAAGCCTCGTAATACCAATTTAAATTTTTTACAATATTATTATGAAATTTCATAGACAAACTACGAGATGGTTCTTTATAATATTGAAACTGTGAGTTTGTTTTATGTGAGGTTCTCTCACAAAAATAAGCATTGTCATGCTCATATAATGTAGATGATGGTATATTATCTAAATCATGTTCATAGTATTCTTCTGTTAAAAATTTATATAATTTTTCCAACATATATATTGGATTTTTAGTGAAATCTTCGTATCTTATAAAGATAACCCGGGAAGGATCTTTATGAAACCATTCCATCATTCTAGGAATTTCTGTATATAAACTTGCACTTACCGAATTTTTAGATTTTAAATAATAATTTAATTTTTCATTCTCAGACATTCCATAAACTATATTATAGGATTGATTGTCCACTGTATGTAATGCCAAAGAATTAAAATTTATTTTTTCAAAACTTTCAATTATGTCACGTATATCTCTTAACATTACTATATATTTGGATTGTTTAAACATATGAAATATACCTGACCAATTTCTATTTTTAGAAATTATCAATGGTTTAGTCGTTAATTCACTAAACCAACCATTTATACCTCCCATTACAAATCCATATAAAGCTTTATCAGCTTGTTTCACATCCATAGCTTGAAATTGTTCACGAAATCTAGATTTTACTAAAACATGCTGTTGTATTAAATCTGATAATGCACATGTTCCGGTAGTAAATATGTTTGGATTTTGTTGAAGAATATTCATCAAGACCGTGCTACCTGATCTAGGCATGCCTCCACAAAAATGAACAGTTTTCATATTACCTCTATTATTCTAGCACCAGTAGAATCCGCATCTACGCTCATTCTTTTACAATTATTTTCCTGTTTTTCTAACACTATCATTGAATCATAAAAACAAATTGAATTGAGATCTGATAATATTGGTATTTTAGGTAGATTATACCATCTAGTATTAACATCATGTGTTGATCTAGATAAAATTTCTACTATATTTAAATGTGAATTAACCCCACCTTCAAATCTAGGCCAATAAGATGTGTGACAATCTTCAATTATATAAGTACCACCAAACGAAAGAGCGGGATATAAAATATTTAAAGATTTTAGTATATGACTTTGTATGTGGCTTCCATCATCAATAATTACAGTAGGGGAATCTATAGAATTTATAATTTTTTTTAAAAAAATTTCATCTGATTGATCACCTATAAAAATTTTTATTTGAGATTCTTCAAAATATGAATCATTATTTTTATCTATACCTATAATTTTAACTTTATTTCCAAAATATTTTTTCCATAATTGTAACGATCCACCTTGATTTACGCCTATTTCTATAAGTGTAAATTCTTTTCCAATCAAATCAGATAAATGTCTATCATATATAGAAAAATAATGTCTCCATTTAGATGTATATTTTTCACGATGTTGTTTGAATAATGTTTCAAAAGAATTCATAATTTGTGTTATAATGTATTATTATAACACAAATTTAAAAAAATATCAACTAGTATTGATGACCCCCACCGGTATCTCTAGCTTGCGATAAATCCCCTACATCAGTAGCAGTTGCGAATGGCGTACTAAAAGGAAATTTATTAATTGTATTGGTGACTGACGGCGATCGTCCACCACTAGCATATCCATCTGTCATTGAAGATTGCCCAATAGGACCACTAGTAGATGCAGCTAAATTTCCAATATTCGATGTATTAGAAAAAAATGCGCTAAATGGAAAACTATCTATTCTAGCTACGGGGATAGTAGGTGTAAGACCACCAGATATATAACCAGTAGTTTCTGAGGACTGCCCAGATGATCCATACCTAGATTGAGATAACGTGGCAACTGAATAAGCAGTAGTAAAAGGGGTAGAAAATGGGAAATTATCACCTACATTAGTAGCAACTGATACAATACCACCAATACTATATCCATCAGTATCAGAAGAATTTGATGCAGCACTTTGTCTAGCTTGAAATAAATCACCAATATCAGATGCTGTTGTGAATGGTGTGTTAAAAGGAAATTTATCTATAGTATTTGACACAGCTGCTGGACCAAATCCACCTGCGGTATATCCGTGAGAAGCAGAAGAATGAGAAAAAATTTCGTATTTAGCTGCTGTAATATCACCAATATCCGTAGATGTTGTAAATGGAGTACTAAATGGAAATTTATCAACTGTATTAGAATATGGAGGAATTAATCCACCCGTCACAAAACCATCAGTTGGGGAAGAATTAGCACCAACAGCGTATTTAGTTTGAGATAAATCACCAACGTCAGTGGCTGTCGCAAATGGAGTACTAAATGGAAACTTATCTATCGTATTACGATATGTACTTGGAGGAATTCGACCACCAGAAGTATAACCAGCTATTACTCCTTGAAAACCAGTAATTTGAACAAAACCCGTGGTGGTGGTTAAGTAGTGATTGTCTATAGTATAACTATAATTATCATCTATAACTTTTGTATTATATACTTTAATAGCCATTCTTTAATCCACCTGTCCAGTAGTTCCACTTTTTGCTATAACCAAATCACCAATATCACTTGCAGTTGTAAAAGGTGTGCTAAATGGGAAGCGATCAATTGTATTAACATAAGTTGTATTAGGGATACCAGTTTGCCCACCCGATGAATACCCGTATTCTGTTGAAGATTGCCCAGATGCTCTATCCCGCACTGACGATAAATCACCAATATCAGTAGCAGTAGTGAAAGGAGTATTAAATGGAAATCTTTCAATAGTATTAACATATCCAGGAGCTGCACCACCACCAGATGCATACCCATGACTATTAGATGATTGACCTGCGGTAGTATCCTTGGCCGTAGCTAAATTACCTACAGTTGATGCTGTGGCAAATGGAGTAGTAAATGGAAACCTATTAATAGTAGTGGTAACAGATGGTGTTCCTCCACCAGAAGTATAACCATTATCAACAGATGAATGTCCTGTTACGTACTGTCTAGGGGCAGATAAATCAGCAATATCGGTGGTAGAAGAAAAAATAGTAGAAAATGGGAATCTTTCTATTGTATTTAATAATACTCCTGGAGAAGAAATCCCACCAGAGTTGTATCCATCAGTTATACCAGATTGCCCGGCAGAACGTGATTTAGCAATTGTTAAAGTAGCTATATTAATAGCTGTTGTAAATGGTGTAGAGAATGGAAATGTATCCAATGCATTTATTCCGACTGGAGTACCTTCTTCCCCACCAATTCTATATCCATTAGTGTCCGATGAAACTCCTGCTGAACTATTAGCTGTTCCAGCCAAATCTCCTATATCAGTTGCAGTGGCAAATGGAGTACTAAAAGGAAATCTATCAATAGCATTTATTGATAGTGGTGGCGCAGGACCTACAGGTTCACCACCGGACGCATATCCATAATTAGTTCCAACAGCATATGATAAACGCTCCGAAACAGTCAAAGTTCTAACATATGTTTCATTTAATCTAGCATTTAAAAGGTCTGAAACAATATTAGTTTGTGTTATTTTTAATGACATAATTAATTTTGATTACCGGCAGCCTGTTGTATTCCAAGTGGCATACTCAAATCACCTATATCCGTTGAAGCCGAAAAAGGCGTACTGAATGGAAATCTATCTATTACATTTACCGTTGGGGGTGAAATACCACCAGCAGTATAACCATTTATATTTGAAGAAATGCCAGCATTTCGCTGTCTAGAAAAACTTAAATCACCAACATCAGTAGAAGTCCCAAATGGAGTATTAAATGGAAACCTATCAATAATATTAGTCAATGCTGGAGTATTTCCACCAGAAGTATAACCATAATTTTCAGAAGACTGTCCAGCCATAAAAGCTCTAGCTTGACTTAAATCACCCACATCTGATGCAGTAGTAAACGGTGTACTGAATGGAAATTTATCTATTGTATTTAGTCTAGTGGATGGAGTCAAATATCCGCCAGATGTATATCCGTCAGTTGTAGAGGAATGCCCAGCCATCTCTTCTCTTATTCCACTTAAATCCCCAGCATCAGTTGCAGTAGCAAATGGTGAATATAAAGGAAACCTATCAATAGTATTTACTTGTGGCGTAGCAATATATCCACCTGACGAATAACCATATTCATTAGAAGAATGTCCTGACGAATTTCTTCTTCTTTGACTCAAATCACCTGCATCAGTTGCAGTAGTAAAAGGTGTACTAAATGGAAATTTATCAATGGTATTGGAACCAGCAGATAAACTCGGTGGAGCATATCCACCAGAAGTAAAACCATAAGTTGCGGATGCCTGAGAAGATGATTGAGATCTAGATTGAGTCAAATCTCCAATATCGGTGGATGTAGTAAAATTAGTATTAAATGGGAATCTATCTATAGAATTAGAGAGCGGGGAAACTCCACCAGCCACGTATCCGTTTTCAATTCCCATTGCTGGCGGTAAAAAAGATCCATGTGACGAATATATTCTTGCATCCCCAACGTATGCATTATAAGAATCTGTTATTGCAGTATGAAAACTCCCTACTTTATAGCTCATTTATTACTCAAATTTTCTATTTTTTTATTTAGTTCTTTAATAGATTCAATCAATAATCCTATAATACTATCATATGAAACTGCTTTCATGCCCTGACCATTTGTATTAACTATTTCAGGTACTATTTTTTCTATTTCTTGTGCAATTACCCCAATAGATTTATGATGATTGTCTTTCCATTCAAACGATACACCTCTCATTAATAGTATTTTTTCTAAAGAATTTTCCAATGTTTTAATATTTTGCTTAGCAACCATATCGGACAACGAATTAAAATTAGTTGCACTTAAATCACCAGAAGATGCATTAAAGGTTAATTTAGATGTAGTAACTTTAATTGTTTCAGGTGATCCCGCTGAAGCAACCATCATTGGATACAATGTGGTTGTAGATGTATCATCTGTTGCCTGAGTCGATGTAGATGCACCGGCTGACCCCTGCGCGCCCTGGAAACCTTGTGGTCCTTGTGCTCCCGGAGGTCCACCCGGACCTTGTGATCCAGCAGGTCCTTGGAAACCTTGTCTACCCTGTGCACCCTGCGTTCCTGCTGGTCCTTGTGCCCCTGCTGGCCCCTGTGAACCCGGTGCTCCTCCTGGACCTTGTGCTCCTGCTGGTCCTTGTGCTCCTGTTGGCCCTTGTGCACCTTGTATACCAGTTGCTCCTTGAAATCCCTGTGCACCTTGAACACCTGGAGGTCCCGGAGGTCCTTGAACTCCTGGAGGCCCTTGAACTCCCGGTGAACCACCTGGACCTTGCGATCCTGCTGGTCCTTGTGCACCTTGTATACCAGTTGCTCCTTGAAATCCCTGTGCACCTTGAACACCTAGAGGTCCCGGAGGTCCTTGAACTCCCGGAGGTCCTTGCACTCCCGGAGGTCCTTGAACTCCTGATGATCCCTGTGCTCCTTGTCTACCCTGTGCTCCCTGGAATCCCTGTGCTCCCTGCACACCTGGAGGTCCTTGCACTCCCGGAGGTCCTTGAACTCCTGATGATCCCTGTGCTCCTTGTCTACCCTGTGCTCCCTGGAATCCCTGTGCTCCCTGCACACCTAGAGGTCCTTGCACTCCCGGAGGTCCTTGAACTCCTGATGATCCCTGTGCTCCCTGGAATCCCTGTGCTCCCTGCACACCTGGAGGTCCTTGCACTCCCGGAGGTCCTTGAACTCCTGATGATCCCTGTGCTCCCTGGAATCCCTGTGCTCCCTGCACACCTGGAGGTCCTTGCACTCCCGGAGGTCCTTGAACTCCTGATGATCCCTGTGCTCCTTGTCTACCCTGTGCTCCCTGGAATCCTTGATGTCCTTGATTTCCCTGAAATCCTTGTGCCCCTTGACGACCCTGTGCTCCTTGGAATCCTTGTGCTCCTTGAAATCCTTGATGTCCTTGATTTCCCTGAAATCCTTGTGCCCCTTGACGACCCTGTGCTCCTTGGAATCCAGAAACTGTTGCTCCAGTCCATGTTCCAGCATTACTTATTACTTGTCCATAACCAGAAACATAAACACCTTTACCAACATGTACATCACCACCAATACCAATACCCCCAGTAACACGCAATGCTCCAGAACTTGTTGAAGTTGCAGAAGTACTATTTAATATATTTACAAAACCGTTATATTCTGCTAATTTAACTTCACCAGTATCTAAAACTTCAATACTTGGTATTCCACTTATATCATTTACACTAAAAATAGTTCCAGACAAATCATCTGAAATTGAAAAAAGTTGTCCTACTGATCCTTCAAAACTTAAAATCCCAGTTGTACCAGAATTATATACATTTAATGTTATAGTAGCACTAGAACTAGCATCTGCACCAATAAATTTTATATTTGGTTCAGCACTACCACTTCTGTTAGGTGTAATAATTATGTTACGATCTGTTGTTGCCATATTGATATTGATCTCTTATACTATTTATTTAATAAAATTATATATTGAACCGTCCACGAAGTGCATTAAAATTTTGTTGGATTTCGCTATCAGTAAAAATACGATTGTAAACATAAATAAATGATACTTCACAAGCAGAATATTCTGTCCCTGCACCTGAATTACCCGCTCCCCATCTACCAACACTTAGCCCATTAAATCCAGTAGAACCTGCCGTAGAATTTAAAATTCTAGAAGCTGCATTAACATAAAATGATCGTTGATCTGATGTATAATTTTCTGTAGCACAATAAATTCTCCAATCAGTGTCGTTTGGAGTTCCTTGTAAAATCCAACCTGAAGCATAATATTCTTCAGAACCATTACTCCAATGACCGAATAACCAGTTATTAGCCATTGATGATATAACTCTACCTCTAGTCGCACCGGAATATCTCGATGCAGCAATTATAGTAAAAGAAGATGCTGAATAATCTAATGAAGTTAATGAACCATATTGGTTAGTTCCGTTAAACTGTAGAACACCATTATTAGAATTGGAAAATGTAGGACTATTACTCAATGTCATATGATAATTATTACCACTCAAGTCATACCAAGTATCACCACTTCTAGGATAACTTTTTGGATTAGAAGCATCCAAACACAAAACCAATCCATCTTCAATAATATTTGGTCCACCATGTACGCTCATAATCCAAACCTTCCTCGAATGGCATTAAAGTTTTGCTGAATTTCTTGTTCTGATAATGTTTTACTGTATATCTTACATGATGCAATAGATCCCTGAAGAGCATAATAATTACCACTAGCTGAATATCCACCTCCTATCAAATCTACATAAAATAAAGTTGTAGTAGGGTTAATTGTTTCCTGTAATATTCCATTCAAATAAAAATTTAAGTTTCTTGATGTATCTACAGACAATACTATATTAGCCCAATTATTTTGTATGTTGTAATTAACATTAGATGTTGAAATATATGTACCTCCACTTTGTCTGTATCTAATATTCCAACTATCACCTGTGGTATCTACAGGATAAATGGAAATCCAAGGAGTTGTAGCTAATCTACCAGTTAAACTATTAAAAGTTGCTTGTGCCGATGATCTTAATTTTACGATAAAATCAAAAGTGTAACTACTTAAGTCATTAAATACTATTTGCGATGATGTAGTTAAGTAATCCCGAGTAAGTCTATCTACGGCGTTTGTGTCAAATCTACTAGGAGAAGAAGAGTAAGATACTGATCCGCTTAATGATCCTCCGTAACCGTTCCCACTCAAATCCGTCCAAATAGTACCACTACCAGGATAACTTTTTGGATTAGTAGCATCCAAATACAATACTAGTCCATCAGTAACAATTCTAGGCGAATGTGCTAATGCCATATTACCATACCCTTATTTGATCAACTATTGTCAATGCCCCTGCCCCCGTTGAATTACAACTTCTACCGTGATGGACTCCTGCAAGAGATCCGTTTACATTTCTCCGTCTAACCATAGTAAAAATTTTATATTCATTTCCATTAAATCTCATAAAATTATCGGCATTATTGTCACATGCGAGTACTTTATTATGAGTTACAAATTCTGGTTCATCTTGTGCAAGATATGTTCTAATTATTCTGTCACCTAAACTTTCATCATAATTTAACATGTTACCACTGGTAGTGCCTGTAGCACTTCCATATCCCGAACTATTCATAAAACTCCAACAAGATGCCGTTCCCAATAATCTAAATCTACAACTCATATATCTCCAAATCATGAAATCAAGAATAACAATGAAAATACCAGAATCTGGAGAACCACATCCAGCTAAATCATGACGAAATGTCACAGTGTACCCATTTGAAGGATCATCTACCGTACTTAGTACAGTACCACCAGTTATATTAATAGAATCAACTAACGAAGAAAAAATAGGGATAGAACCCGGACCATATGATGTACCCATTTACCATTTTCCTATTGGACAAAAACTATCTGTATATGATGTTCTAACTATAAGTAAGCAACTACATTCTTTACAAATTTCATTTACTTTATTTTCACAAGAATTACATATGTTTAATCTGTATGTTTTTAATTCGTCTGTTGCAATTAAAAAATCTGAATTGTAAACATTTATAGGAACAGATTTAATTTGTATACTAGTATTGTTACTCATTATATCTCCACTACTAATTTTTCCACGTCTTTACGTTCAGCAAATACAATAAAATAGCAATCTATATCTTTTTCAGATCCTAATCCATTTTCAATAATGATTGCATTTTTATGAATTTCTTTCACAAATAATGTTTGATAGTAATTTATTGGTGTTAAATTAACTGTTATACTTTCAAAATCAACTAATTCTACCCAATAATCTGGAAGATTTATAACTGTTGATCCTACTAGTCTACCTCTAACATATACACCGTTTTCTGGTCCTTCCAAACTACCATATTTTAATTTTTTACCAATTTTAGTTGGGTGATCAATTAAGAAGCTCTTTGTTGTAGCAAATAAGCCACCATTAATTGTAACATCACCTGTACTAGGATTAACTACAAAACTACTAGTTGTATAAACTGTTTCTTGAGCAGCAGGAGAGTTATTACTGTCTACAAATGTAACGTAGTGTGTAGCATTTAAAGTTGTAGCAACGGTAGAAATAGGTCCAGAAAATCCCTGCGCTCCTTGAAAACCCTGTGCTCCTTGACGACCTTGTGCTCCTTGAAATCCCTGTGGACCTTGAACTCCTGCTGTACCTTGTGTTCCTTGGAATCCTTGTGCTCCTTGAAATCCCTGTGCTCCTTGACGACCTTGTGCTCCTTGAAATCCCTGTGGACCTTGTGCTCCCGGTGCACCTCCCGGACCTTGTGCTCCTGTTGCTCCTTGGAATCCTTGTGCTCCTTGGAAACCTTGTGCTCCTTGAACTCCAGGAGGAGCAGGTGATGCCGGCGTACCTGCTGTACCTTGTGTTCCTTGGAATCCTTGTGCTCCTTGACGACCTTGTGCTCCTTGAAATCCCTGTGGACCTTGTGCTCCCGGTGCTCCTTGAAATCCCTGTGCTCCTTGAAATCCCTGTGGACCTTGTGCTCCCGGTGCTCCTTGAAAACCTTGTGCTCCTTGACGACCTTGTGCTCCTTGAAATCCCTGTGGACCTTGTGCTCCCGGTGCACCTCCCGGACCTTGTGCTCCTGTTGCTCCTTGGAATCCCTGTGCTCCTTGGAAACCTTGTGCTCCTTGAACTCCGGGAGGAGCAGGCGATGCCGGTGTACCTGCTGTACCTTGTGTTCCTTGGAATCCTTGTGCTCCTTGACGACCTTGTGCTCCTTGGAATCCTTGATGTCCTTGAAACCCTTGTGCTCCTTGACGACCTTGTGCTCCTTGGAATCCCTGTGCTCCTTGGAATCCTTGATGTCCTTGATGTCCTTGGAATCCCTGTGCTCCTTGGAAACCAGTAACAGTTGCCCCGGTCCATGTTCCTTCATTACTTATAACTTGTCCATATCCTGAAACATATACGTTTCCACCAATATAGATATTTTCACCTACACCCACTCCACCTGAAACAATTAATGCACCGGTTGTTGGAGATACTGAAGTAGCAGTGCTGACTAAAATTATATTACCAGTTTTAAATGTACCATAACTAGTACCGGTAAAAGTACCATTAGTTAGATTTTCTTCTCCGTCACTATACCATTCTAAGTATTTTGAATCATTTGCTAAAATTAAAGCGGCATCACGATCTTGATCAGTATAGTAATGGAAGACGAAACCTATATCCTGACCATCATCTGCCACCCACGAATGATTTGTTCCTTCACTTCCTTCGGGTACGTGTAAATTTATTAAATTATCTGTATAAAGAGTATTGGTAGAATATACATAAGTAGAAGTACCAGAAAATATTACACTATCGTCAAAATAAGCTTTACCTTTTACATATAATGAACCGTCAATACCAACACCACTTTTTACATAAAGTGCATTGTCAGCTACAGTAGAAGTACTTTGTAATATTCCAAGTATACTTACACTTCCGTTTACTGGATTAATTGTAAAAGTACTGGTAGTATATATATTTTCAGTAGATGGTGTTAAATTATTACTATCGACAAATGTTAAATAATGTTCTGAATTTGCAACACTTGCTACAGTAGCAATTGGACCAGGAAAACCTTGTGCTCCTTGGAATCCTTGATGTCCTTGATTTCCTTGAAAACCCTGACGTCCCTGAAAACCTTGATTTCCCTGGAAACCTTGATGCCCTTGATTTCCTTGAATACCCTGTGCACCTTGAAATCCCTGCGCACCTTGAAATCCTTGATGTCCCTGAAAACCTTGCGCCCCTTGCGCACCTACTGCTGCGGGTGTACCCGCTGTACCCTGAGTACCTTGAAATCCCTGTGCTCCTTGGAAGCCCTGTGCTCCTTGGATTCCATCTGCACCTTGAAATCCTTGTGCTCCTTGAAATCCTTGATTCCCTTGGAAACCTTGATGTCCTTGACGTCCTTGAAAACCCTGTGATCCTTGAAAGCCCTGATGCCCTTGGAATCCTTGATGTCCCTGATTTCCTTGAAATCCTTGTGCTCCTTGGAATCCTTGATGTCCCTGATTTCCTTGAATACCTTGTGCACCTTGGAAACCTTGATATCCTTGAAATCCTTGTGCTCCTTGAAAGCCTTGGTGTCCTTGGAATCCTTGATGTCCTTGATTTCCTTGGAAGCCCTGTGCTCCTTGGAATCCTTGATGTCCTTGATTTCCCTGAAATCCCTGTGCTCCTTGAAAACCTTGGTGTCCTTGATTTCCTTGGAAACCTTGGTGTCCTTGATTTCCTTGAAAACCTTGATGTCCTTGATTACCCTGAAATCCCTGTGCTCCTTGTGCACCGACTGCTGCTGGAGTACCTGCTGTACCTTGAGATCCTTGAATACCTTGAGCACCTTGATACCCTTGATATCCTTGAAATCCTTGTGCTCCTTGAAAGCCTTGGTGTCCTTGGAATCCTTGATGTCCTTGATTTCCTTGGAAGCCCTGTGCTCCTTGGAATCCTTGATGTCCTTGATTTCCTTGGAAGCCTTGTGATCCTTGGAAACCTTGTGCTCCTTGGATTCCATCTGCACCTTGAAATCCCTGTGCTCCTTGAAATCCCTGATGTCCTTGATTTCCTTGAATACCATCAGCACATTGAAAACCTTGGTGTCCTTGGAATCCTTGATGTCCTTGATTTCCCTGAAATCCCTGTGCTCCTTGGAAACCTTGATGCCCTTGATTTCCTTGGAATCCCTGCGCTCCTTGGAAACCTTGATGTCCCTGAAATCCTTGATGCCCTTGATTTCCTTGAAAACCTTGGTGTCCTTGGCTACCCTGAAAACCTTGTGCTCCCTGAAATCCTTGTGCTCCTTGTATTCCATCTAAACCTTGAGGTCCACTATTTAATGGAATCCAATCTAAATTACCCGTACCATCAGTTTTTAAAACATAATCACTATTTCCATTCGTCAATGGAAAGGTTAAATTCTGTGGAAAATCTACTGTTCTATTATCTCTGATCGTTAAAGTGGAACTATTATTTGGTTTGGTTATAATAACATTGTTTATTTTGTTACCAACATTTAAATTTCCACCTATACCAGCACCACCTGTAATAACTAATGCGCCAGTAATTGTATTAGAAGACTCTGTAGAATTATTTGTTTTAATTATATCATCTGTTTCAACTAAAGTAGTAGTAACAGTTGTTAATTGAATAGTTAGTCTTTCAACGACAATTTGACCACCAACATATAAATCTTTCCCAATACCAACCCCACCAGATATAATTAGCGCACCAGTAGTTGTACTAATAGAATTTTCATTCTCTAGTATTGTTGCAGTATTAGATACAATTAGGCCATTTTTGACCTTGAAGTCAATAAAATTAGTTGTCATTGTCGTCGGTTTCCCTTTCCACGTTCGACTTTAAGAGTATTTAGCTTATAGCATAATATTATATTATTCTTATTAAGCAGTTATACCAAATCTGACGACTTTGATTGTCATCGAAGTAACGGAAGCAGGATTAAACGTTAATGAAATATTTGTTCCATCAGATGTCGCAGTAAATGTTCCCAAATCCCCATTGTTAGTTATAATACCATATTCAGTTAAGTATACGTTTGTTCCATTATGTGTTACAAGAATTTCAGTAATATGTATGCTACTACCATCAACTACCTGAACAGTATATCTAGCAGTTCTATAATCATTTTTTATATACTGATCTATCGTTACTGGATCAGTGGTAGTTAAAGTTGGACTTGTATAACTTGCTAATATAACGTTATTACTATAAACTGCTGGAACAATTGTTGAATTAACAGTAGGTCCTATTTTTACACTAGCCCCAACAACTAAATCTTTAGCTACTCCAATACCACCAGAAACAACTAAAGCGCCAGTTTGAGTGGAATCAGAATTAGCCGTGTCGGATATTGTTATTTTTTCAGTCTGTAATCTATTATTGATAGCCTGAATAGTAACCCCATCCATATCTATAGTGGATGAAGAAACAAACAGGGTATTCCATCTTTTTGTTGGGCTTCCTAAATTATAAAGACCATTTTCACTTGGTATCAAGTTTCCACTAAAGGTAGCAGAAGATCCAACAAATAAGTTTTTAGCGATTCCAACTCCACCGGAGACTATTAAAGCTCCAGACGAAGTTGAACTTGATTCTGTAGTATTGGTAATTTTAGTTACATTTGATGCAGTAAATACACCATTGACCTGTAAATCACCTCCAACATAAAGATTTTTTGCAATACCTGCGCCACCAACAACTTGTAGTGATCCTGAATCAGTACTGTTAGAATCAGATGATCCTAGAATTTTTATATTAGACCCAAATCCAACATTATTAACAAAATAGCTTTCGCCTGTTATACCAATACCACCGGTAACAATTAAACTTTGTCCAGAAGAGGCAGTAGCACTTCCAGTACCAGATTTGGCTTGAACTTCAGTAACATATTTTGGTGCGGTAGTCCCCGCAGATATTACAGAATGTTCAGTACCAGATAATGATAAAAATGTAGTAGCACTAGCTGCTAATTGATATGGAATAGCCCCTGTCGTTCCACCTGCTATATTAGTTGCAGTGTTTGCAAATCCACCAGAATTTACTGTAGCAGTAAATATTGCATCTGCGCTACCATCAATTGTTACAAATCCAGATAAATCCCCACCAAATGTAACAGTTCTTGGAGTTGTCCATCTGTCAGCAGTGAACGCATTTTCTGCAAATCCAACCAATAATGTAGTAGTACTTACGAATGTCGCAGTAGTACCATTACTTTGTAATAATGTTCCATTTCCACCTGGTATTATATAATGTGTAGTATCTAATGCAGATTGATATGGAATTGCATTTGCAGGACCTTTTAAATTATCAGCCCAAACTGCGTAACCAACATACATATTACCAGTATTAACATATGTGGGGGCAGATCCAGAACCATTACTTCTTAAGAATTGTCCAGCATTTCCTGGCCCAGCAAAACCTGTTACACCTGGGGCTGTTTGAATTACTAATTGATTTGCTGTTCCACCAGCTATATTAGTTGCAGTAAATGCATTACCCGCAGAAATGCTACCTAATGCTTCCCACTGTGGTGCACTTGTTCCTTGAGAAATTAAAACGAAACCAGTTGTACCAGTTGCAACAAAATTAGTTATACCAACATCAGATTGATATGGTATCATTCCTGGACCACCGCCTGCTAAATTAGTAGCTGTTGTCGCTCTACTAGCATCAGCACTTAATAAATTAGTGACTGCATCATATGTTAATTCAGCATCATCAGTTAATTCACCGCCGACACCAGCGAAAACTATTCTACCCTGTGTTAGATTACGCGCAGTTAAAGTTCCACCACTAATATTATTAACAGAATATACATTTGATGCACCAATACCACCAGCGACTTGTAATGCACCTGTAGAAGTAGATATAGAAGATTCAGTATTGGTTAATTTAATTCCACCAGTTTTAAATATTCCATATACACCGTTAGTGAATGTACCTTCAGCAGTTTCTAAACCATTGCCATACCATTCTAGATATCCGCTGTCATTAGCCCATCCTAAAAATGAATCGTTATCTGATCCTTTATAATTATGGAATACTAATCCAATATCTTTTCCATCATCTTGAGTCCATGTACCACCTACACCACCTGGAGGAGTATGTACATTAATTATATTATCAGAGAATATAGTATTCGTACTATAAACATAAGTAGCTGTTCCGCTAAATGTTACACCATCTTTAAATAAGACTGCGCCTTCAACAACTAACGATTTTTCTATCCATGCACCACCGGCAATATATAAAGCGTTAGATGTGTTAACTCCATCATTCGCAGTGGTTCCAGCAATATATAAATTATCACCAACATAAACACCACCATTTGGCACAACAAGAGCACCAATCCCACCAGTAGCCGCACTAGTTGAACTATTAAAAGTTACAGTGCCATCTACAGTCAAATCACCAGATAATGCTAAACTTCCAGTACCTAAATCTAAGGTATTTCCACCATTTATAATGATTGATCCGTTAAAAACACTATCACCATTACTAATAAATCCACTTGTTAGTGTTAGTGTGTTACTAAATGTAGATACACCAGATACATTTAAAGAACCCGTTAAACTAGTTTGTCCTGATATCTGTGCATTACCATCTATAGTTAATGTTCTTTTACCAATTATGTCACCATGTACAGTGGCGGTTGTACCAACTATGATATTTTTGGCTACACCGATTCCACCATTAACTTGCAATGCGTTTGTTTGTTCCGTAGAACTAGTTACAGCACCGTTACCTTGAATTAAAACACCGTATCTAGTTATGAAATCTTTATTAGTAGTAGCCATTATCGCTCCTTATTATACTGCCATAGCAGTTCTTAAAACCCTTATTGTTTTTTGAGTTGCAAAATCAGGTGTAAATCTTAATTTAACATCTGATCCATCAACAATCGCATCGAATTCACCCAAACCTTCGGGCCCATTTGTAGTTACTAATCCATATATACTTATATCGACTGTACCTGTATTACTTGCAATAACGGTGATTTCTTGTGCATGGAATTCTGCACTAGCACCAGATCCCTCTGAAATTTGGACGAAATATTTTGCTGCACGGTATTGATTCAATGAATAAGTATCTATAACTGTCGTACTATTTGTTATTATAGAAACCATAGTTGAATCAAAAACAGTATCTTCAATTTTTACACTTTCACAATCTACTCTACCCTCAATATATGAATTTCCACCGATACCAATTCCTCCGCGAACTATTAGTGCACCAGTAGTTGTACTAGTAGATTCGGTTGCATTTGAAATTATTATTTTATTGGTAGTAGAATTTCCTCTATTAGTTACAGTTTGCAGAGTTGATGCATTTGAAAATACCAAGAATCCAGTACTGGAACTTATTGTTATTTTTATGTCATCTCCTTCAGCTACAGAATAAGCAAAGCTTGCAGTAGTTAAAACTGCTTCACCTCCTGCATAAAAATTACCACCAACGTACAAATCACCGCCTATACCTACTCCACCCGACACCACCAATGCTCCGGTTGTAGTAGATACTGCATTAGTATTTGTGCTTATAATAATATTAGTTGCAGTAACAAAATTAAAAATTTTGTCAAGAGACTCTATTTTAATCCATGCAGAACCTGTCCATTCCCAAGTTTTTGTACCAATGGAATATCTTTGTCCTATTGTTGGATTTGATGGAAAATTTAAAACACTCATATTTTATCTCTTATAATCCTGTAAATTGTACCCAAAATGTAGATGTGCCATCTTTAATAAACTGGAATTCAACCCCCAAAGTTGGATCTATCCAAAAATCTCCTATTCTTGGAGTAGACGGGGCTGTATCAGAAACCGTAACTTTTGGCGTATATACCAAATAGTTTTCATCAACAAATCCAGAATAATTACTGTAAATTCCTCTATCTATATAAGCGCCGCCACTCACGTACATTGATTGATTCGTAACTGTTTGTGTATTATGTAAATCACTAGTCACATTTAATTTTGGAGTATCCAATAATTCAAGCAAATTATCAAAATAAAAAGTATTAGTGCTTAAAATATTTGTAAGTGTACCAATTCCTCTAGATAAGGTAACATAATATTTTTCATTAGTTGCGGTACCAACATATAAAACATCTGAACGTCCATCTATAGTTTGACCATCTGGACCAAAAATTCTACCGCCAACATGCAAATCTCTACCAATACCAACCCCACCGGCTACAACCAATGCCCCAGAATTAGTGTTCTCAGAATTATCATTGGATGTAACTCTAATAGTTTCCGCTGTTAGATTTACAAAGTTACCGTCACTTGGTTGTAGTAATCCAATAGACATATTGTCTATCATACCAACATCGTTTACTGGATAGATGAATACTGTACCACCATTATTAGGTTCTAATCTAACAGTACCTGTTCCAGCAACAGTCAATTTATTATTTACGTTAAGACTATTACCGATGCCCACTCCACCAGCGACAATCAAACTACCCGATTGGTAATTGTTTGATTCTATATTTGTTAGTATTTCAACTGACTTGTTTATGATAACATTTTCAGTTACCACTAATCCGCCGATTACTACAAGACCACCAGTGTAAGTGCTAGTAGAAACAAATTGTCCCACAGGAGTTATAGTTGCACTAGTACCTAATCCAACTTCTGTATCGGAATTTAATTGTAAACTACCCAAACCATTATAATAAAATACACTACCAATATTAACTTGATTATCGAGACCGTCTACTAAATTGTCTGCACCGATACCAATTATATTACTACCATTTGTTATATATTGAGCTACATTATGTCCAATAAAGAAATTATTAGAACCTGTAGTTAAATTTCTTGCTATACCATCACCAAAAAAGAAATTATTTTCTCCATCTATGAGATTTCTGGCAGCATCTGTACCTATAGCAATATTATTATTTCTAACAAGAACTCTATTTACAGTTCCACCAGAAGTATAATTTCCATATCCAGTGCCATCAACTGTTTCGCTCAATAACAAATCGCTATATAGTGAAAATTCGTTTGCAGAAATAACACTTATATAATAATTTTGATTGTTAACTTCAGTTGTTCCACCAATATCAACTAATAATACATTTGTACCAGATGATAAACCATGATCATTGGCAGTTACAACTATAGGGTCTGCGTTAGAAATATTAGATATATTAGCAACAGGTATTGAATTAATATATCCAATACTTTGTAATGCATTATCACCTATTGCTATACTTTTTGATATATTAGTACCTGAACCCAATGCATTTCTTCCAATTGCAATATCTTTATACGCAGTACTTAATCCGGTTAATGCATCATAACCTATAGATATTGATTGCTGACCATTGTTAAATTCATCTAATTGTGGTTCTGCGACACCTTTTATTACAATATTATTTTTACCTTCAAATCCTTTACCTATCGTTAACCCATTAACAACTATATCTTTAGCAATATACATATTGCCACCGACACCGATACCGCCTTCAACTACTAAATTTCCAGTTTGCGTACTTACACTTAAAAATGTAGATCCTGTTGCTAAAATTTTTATAGTACCTAAAGGTAATGAACTGTACAACTGTGCTTGATTAAATTCTACAAAACCTAAACTAGAACGATAAGAAGTTCTCAATAATTCATCTGTAATTAATGTAAATCCCGTTTCAATTGTATCAGTTGGAGGTAATTGTGGTTGAGCATCCGCTAGGGTAATAAAATCACCACTACCACCTGATCTTAAAGTTGAACCGCTAAGTAATCTTGCCATAATTTATCTCTTATTCGTTTGCTGTTTCAAGTATACTTAATACTATTTGACATGTACCTGAAGTAAGTGCGTGTGCTCTAACTGAATCTAACTCCTCTATAATTAATTTTCCAGTTATTAAACTGGCTGCATCATTTTTTGGTATTGGAAATTCATTAACTAAAATGGATTCCGTATTGGCAGGTTGACCACCTAAACCTTGTGCATCACTTAAAACTCTTCTGTTTCTAAAATGTTTACACGTAACATATTGGGTTTGAGTACTAATGTTTGAAACTTGTGCCATTAGTATAATCGATGTTACACCAATAGGAGCGGTATATATTGCCGCACTTGTATTGGTAGTTAACAGTGCTGTTTTAGTTTTAAACGTATTTAATGGTATTAGTGCCATTTTTATTCCTTTATATTAATCCAGATCCTTCAATAGCTAAAATAAATGGCGTCAAGTTTGCAAACAACGATCTAGTAAATGTTCGACCACTTAATACACCAGTTGCCTGACTTATTACAAGTCCTGGACCTATTCTAAAATCGCCATTTTGGTCAGTACTGGTAAAGAATACTTTTCCACCACTCAATTGAACAGTTTCTTTATTTTGAACAGGATCTGCTTGACCAACTTGAGGCAACGCACCATAATCAGTCCCAGCACCCACATATTCAAATACGTATCCAGAAGCACTCATATAACTTCTTTGATAGAAATTTATCACACAACCGTCCGGGAATAAATCTGGACGTCTGACGTTTTCACCAAGTTGAACAATATGATATGTACCAGCTCTATTCCAGTAGCTTAATCCTGCCATTACAGAATTATATCTTCCACCAGTTTCCAAATCATATACTAATCTTTGTATTATAACTTTTGTATCACGTTTACATTTAGATGTTATATAATCTAAAGTTTCTTGAGTTAATCCTTGAGATAGGAATGTTGGATAAAAATTAGTTTCAACATATGCGGCCACTTCATCAGCAAAAAATTGTATATTTTCATTAATTAAAGTTACTGCACTACCAGCCCCATTTGGAATAGTACCTTCTTTGGTTCTTAAATTTGTAGGAACAACAGCTTCCGCTGCGAGTATATTAGTCGCAGATACAATGTTTATTATATTAGCAAATCGTTGATCTATAAATGAATTGGCTTGACTGCCACCAGTAACTAATGGCATAATAATTTGACTTGTTGTAGTATTTAATACAGGACTTATAGTAGTATTAGATACAACATCATTTACCAAATCATTTAAATATCCAAGTGTTTGAATATGAGAAGTAATTTGATCAATTGGCCAACCAGAAGTTGCAGTTGATAATACATTTACATTTAAAGGTATTAATTCATTATTCCTATTGTATTTTGGATTTTCAGATACTTCACTACTCAATACTGTGTAATAAGCATTACCGTAGAAATAAAATTCAAACCAATTATCATTTATTGAATTTTCAGTATTAGTTGGGTCTTGTCCCCCAGCCAATAATGCTTTATTTAAAGTTATACTTCTAAATCCAATATCAGTAACAAATGTACCAGTTGCTACATAATCTCTGTTATCTTCTTGATCCCGTATGAAAACATAATTACCAATTGCAATACCTTCAGTATCTATATCATTTATTACAATACTTCCAGTGTTTAGTACTCCTTTAGTTGGAGTAGCTGTTAAAAATCCAGGTAATAATTGATCATTTATATAATCTTCTGGAGGAACTACTTCCATAACTAAACTTATATGTGGTCTATCATCAATATCTGGCAAAAATACTCTAACTCTAGCGCCATTTGGCCAGAATCCATTAGGATAATATTGATCTAGATAATCTTCTGTTATTGAAGGAGACTCTGGATATGCTTTAAATACTGGATTATATATATGTCCGCTAAATTTACGTTTACCAAAACCTTTAGCTAACAAACATATATTTCCAAAGTTTGCATTACTATTAACAATTGACGCAATTCCACCAGATTCTACTTCTACTCCGATAGAACAGAAAATCGTGAACACAGAAACTAATTGAGCATATCCATCATTTTTAATGTGTATACCCCTGCCACCCTGAGTAACTTGAGTAAATGCATCATAGACGAATGACTGTATTGGAGATCTAGAAGAAATTACGTTACCATCAACTAAACTTCCTCCCATTGCTCCAATTGGATCAACTTTTCTTTGATTCCAAGTAGATGTATTTCCAGTGTATTGATAACTTAAAGTTTCAACTTCACTATCTCTATACGGGAATACTGTTGTATCACCGAAATACAAAGTTGCTTCATTACCAAAGCCAATTGTTGAAGTACTTAATCCAATTCTATAATTATTATCACCTAGAGATGTGATAGATGTCACTTTTGGAGATATAATTACATCAGATCCATTCAATCCAGTGAGTGCAAATAACCCACCGCCAGCATAAACTGGAGGTGCATATAAAGGACCATCTTCAATAATTTTTGTTATAATTCCAAAGTTTCTAGTAACAGCTTCCTGTGGCATATAATCACCACCATACTGGAAAAATGGATTTATAATCTGTTGAATTATTGTACCAGTTTGTGGATCAACTGCCTGATTTGCTATAATTTGAAGAGATATATCTCTAGCATGATTAATTGCAGCGGTAGTAGTGCTTACTTGACCAGATACATAATTATATCCAGCACTCCAATATGCCAATCCAGCTTCTATAGATTTTTGATTTCCACCAAGTAATATATCTTGACTTACAGCATCAACTATAAGTCCAATATCTCTGTAACATTTTGCTTCATCATAATTAAATGAGTTTGGATTATAAGTTTGATCAATAAATGCTATAGTTTCTTCAATTAAGAAATCTTTATTCAACTTAACATTATTAAAAGAATAATAACCTTCTTCGATTGGAAGAGTTTGAAAAACATCAGGAGTTCCCAATAATGGAGCACCCGTATTAGTAGATGCTACACTAGGACCAGATTCAATTATACTTTTTATAGTTTGTATTCCACCTTGAAGAATAATCTCATGTGTAATTGAACCAGTTTGATCTGTAAATATCTGTTTTACAAAATTTTGTCTAGGTGTCACTGGTATATTACGAGATACATTTCCAATTATAGATTCTAAATAATTAAAAGCAGCAATAGTTTGGGTAGTTTGAGTTTCAACAGTTGATGTAGATGAACTGAAATCATAAAAATATAACCCCTGTTGAACACTTTGTCTATTACCACCATGTAATAAATCAAATGCAACTGCATAAACTATATGTGCAACATCTCTGTTAAGAGTATCAGTATCGTAAGATATAGGTGATGTTGCATCTATAAAAGCAGCGATTTCAGCAGTCAAATATGGAACATTGTCTCTTAAATTATTTGAAGCATTAATTATACTATCTAAATCACTAGGTAAACCGTTTGATATTATTCTATCAGACCAACCTATAGTATTACCACCTAATATTTCTAAAATTTCATCAAATCTATTATTTATTATTACAACTTCCGCTAAAGTAGCTGCCTGATAAGTACTAGTATCTTGTGATACTGCGCTTTGATATCTTGGAATCAAATCATCTGCTTCTGTGATATTTCTTACTATTTTACCTGATAATTCTTTCAAATATGAAACAACTGAAGTAGTTGTAGTAAAATCATTTAAGAAATTTGGTATTGTATCATCTTGTTTCCAGTATTGTAATCCAGCAAATGTTGAATTATTTAAGCCTACCTTAAAGTAAAGCATATCAACTAATACTGAATCAATAATAAGTCCAGTATCTCTTCTGCATTTAATTTCACTGTATGGGAAACTTAGATATGTATTATTAATCCAATTAATAGTATCTTGCTGTATAAATGAACGATTGGATTCTAATAACACTTCAGCACTAACAAAAGCAGCATCTGGTCCTGTACTCTTATAAACTTGTGGAGCTACATCAGGTCCATTATTAATTATATTTGTTATAGTAAAAAATAAGCTACTTATTGAATTACTAGATATTTCGCCACCGGTCAACACATAGTTAATAACCTGCGAATACTGTGCTTCACCGGGATTATATAAATCAGTAGCAGTAGTATTTGTTATTACTGCCTGTGTTAATGAACTCAAATAATTTATAGCTACAGTAGTCTGCTGTTCTTGACCTGCAATTAAACTAACTACACCGTCATAATAAGCCAAACCACTTTCAACTGATTTTTCATTACCACCAAATGCTGCATCATATGCAACATTTTCAACTAATATTCCAACATCTCTAAAACATTTTTCTTGATTATATTCAAATTCATACCATATCGATGATGGATTACCTGAATTTGAATCAACTAAATCATTAATATATTTTACTGTTTGCTCTTGTAAGAATGGTTTGTTAGCAAGTAGTAATGTTCTAGCATTAAAGAAACCAGGATTTTGTTGCCCAGCATTAATACTCATACCAGCAGAAATTGTTCCAGTTGTTACATTTACAATGATTGATGTAGTATTAGCTACCCAAGTACCTGTCCCAACAGCAGCCGGAACTTGAACAGTTTGATTTGGTTGATATAAAGTGCCGTCTTTTAACCATGGTCCACTTTGATTTGTACAATTTTGAATATATGGACTATGGAAAAGATCTATTCTATCATTACCAGTTAATGGGGGGAATGCAGTACAATATGCACCTCTATTAGTACCGGGTGCATAAACTCCTTCTAATAATCCACTTCTTCCATTTAAATATGTAACACCAGTTATATAGCACCCGCTATCAACGTGTATTATATCTTGTGTTTTATTAATTGGCTCAATAAATGTTGTTCTTAAGTCTGCACCACGAATAGTAGTATATGGTTTCATTCTTAAAGGGTTATCTTCAAGATATCTTCCTGGTGCAACTTGTATTTGTGTTCCTGGTTGATAATATGGGCTATTAATAGCCCCACCTATAGTTCTGCAAGCTCTACTTGCATCCATCGCCCTACCATCATTGGTATCATTACCATCAACAGTGACATATAAAATATTGGTAACTACAGGGGCCGTTCCTATTGGTTTATCACCATCCAAAACTCGTACATTTCCGTATATTTCAGTTACATTTGAAGATGGTCGAATTTGTATATCACCAGTATTTGATCTTAATACTTTAGTGTAAATGTTTTCTAAGTATGCTTCAGCAAAATTTGTAGCAGAATTTCCTATACTACTT